TTAAGAGAAAGAATCAGAACTGATTTCGAATTACCACCAGACTTTTATGTAGGTTAATATGGCAACCAATTATTACTTTAGTCAAAAAGTTCAATCTGAACAATTATTATATGAAGATATAGTAATTGAATCCCTGCAAATGTATGGTCAAGATGTTTACTATTTACCAAGAGAAATAGTAAATGAAGATCGTGTGTTCGGTGATGATGTGCCATCAAGATTTGGATCTGCATATAAACTAGAAATGTATATTGAAAACATAGAAGGTTTTGATGGTGAGGGGGATCTTTTTACTAAGTTTGGTGTGCAGATAAGAGATCAGGCCAGTTTTGTGGTTGCAAGAAAAAGATGGACACAAACTGTAAAAAGATATGACAATGATATTACACAACCAAGACCAAGAGAAGGTGATTTAATATATCTACCATTGTCAAATTCTTTATTTGAAATTATGCACGTTGAACACGAACAACCATTTTATCAATTGTCAAATCTTCCAACATTTAAATTACGCTGTGAGCTGTTTGAATATAATGATGAGGATATGGATACCGGTGTCACTAACATTGATGATTTAGAAAAAGAATATGCATATACATATTCATTATATTTAGATTCAGCAGGTACAGGAGCAAACTTCTTTACAGTGGGTGAAAATATATCTATGACACTTGACGATGGCGTTATTATATCTGGTGAGGTAAGTGAATGGTTAGATCTTACCAAAACACTTAATGTAACACATGTAGGAGCTAATGATGGTAAATTCCACACATTTGTTCCGGGTAAATTGGTTGTAGGATCTAATGGTTCAATAAGATTAAGTACGGTTAGTGAAGTAAATCAAATTGCCGAAAATGAACAGAATTCCGATTTCGAAAGTATTTCAAGTGGTTTCTTAGACTTTAGCGAATCAAACCCATTTGGAGATCCTAATGACTGATTTATTTGATTTTGGTTTTACAGCAGTAGATGAATCTGAACTTGAAGCCGTACAAGCATTAGGTGCTACTGCTAAAGAAGTTGAAGCTGCTGCATCATCTACTCAAGAAAAACTTGATGCATTATATAATGCTATTGTTCCTCTATTAAACAATTTAAAAAAGAATCCCGAAAAAGAATATATTCTTTGGCCCAATAGATTGGAAAAAGTAGAACAATTCGAAACTCATCTGCAGTCAATATATAAAGGTTAATTATGTTTACTTACTTTTATCATCAAAAGTTTAGAAAAGCTGTGGCTGCGTTTGGAACGTTGTTTAACAACATATATGTATTGCGTAAGAACAGCTCTGGTGAGGTTATAAGTCAGGTAAAGGTTCCTTTGTCATATGCCCCTAAGAAAGCATTCTTAGATAGAATTAGAGAAAATCCCGATTTAGTAAACAATACTAAAATTGCAGTAAAATTACCTCGCATGTCTTTTGAAATTATTTCAATAGCATATGACCAGGGTAGACAGTTACAAAAAACAAATACTTTTACTCAAACCGGTTCAGCCGCAGATTTAAGAAATAAATTCTATAGTTTTGTACCATATAATCTTACTTTTCAGTTAAGTGTATATGCCAAGAACCAAGATGATGCATTACAAGTAGTGGAACAAATATTACCATACTTTAATCCCCAATATAATTTGACTATGAAACCCTTTGCTGATTTTCCAAATGTAAAAGAAGATATTCCAATTGCTCTTAACAGTGTTGACTTTACGGACGACTATGAAGCACCGTTAGAGCAAAGAAGAACCATCATATATACTTTAACATTTGATATGAGAGTAAACTTTTATGGTCCAATTAATGAGACTGGTGTTATTAAAACATCTCTGTCTAATCTTTATGAAATCCAAACCGGAGATGATTCTGATCGCCAAATTGGTAAAATAAGGGTAAGACCTAATCCGTTTGATGTAAGTGCTGATTCTGATTTTGGATTTACCGATTCATCGGATTATAGCTATATTTTTGATTTTGATAGTACATAGGAGCTATTATGGAAAACAGAATTTGTAGAAGTTGTGGTCATTCTTGTCATTGCCCAGAAAATACTGTCGGCAGTAAGTTTGAATCAAGTCGAGAGGCGTCAGAAGTTGATGTCATAAAATGCCTGGATCATGATACCATTGATGGTAATGAGTGTACATGTACCGAATGTGATTGTAGTGATGAATGATAAAGCAGATAATGATTTTGAATATTCCAGGAGAATATATCATGACCTCTTAGCAAAAGGATCTGAGGCTTTAGATGATATGATGGATGTTGCAAGAGCCACAGAACATCCAAGAGCATTTGAAGTATTATCTAATATGATGAAGAACATGGGTGATATAAATGGCTCTCTTTTAGATTTACATAAAAAACATAAAGATTATCATAAAGAAGATAAACCGGCGGAACTAGCCAATCAAACTACTAATAATGTGTTTATAGGTTCTACTAGTGATTTACAGCGTATGCTTTTAGATAATGATGAGGATAAGGTAGTTGACATTAGCGATTACAAGAAAGATGAATGACACTTACCTTGGTAATGCAAATATTAAAAGAGATGGTGTTCTACATAATTTTACAGCCCATGAGGTAAGTGAATATAGAAAGTGTTTAAAAGACCCATCATACTTTGCTTCTACGTATTGTAAGATTATTCACGTTGATAAGGGCTTAGTAAATTTTCAACTGTATCCATATCAGGAGGATATGTTTGATCACTTCACCAACAATAGATTTAGCATTGTACTCGCTTGTCGCCAGTCTGGTAAGTCTATTAGTTCTGTTGCCTATCTACTTTGGTATGCGATATTTCATCCTGAGAAGGTTATTGCGATTTTGGCCAACAAAGGAGCTACAGCCCAGGAGATGCTCGGACGAGTAACTCTAATGTTAGAGAATCTTCCATTCTTTTTACAACCAGGATGTAAGGCCCTCAATAAAAGATCAATTGAATTTTCAAATAATAGTAGAATTGTATCAGCAGCCACTAGTGGTTCATCTATTCGTGGTATGTCTGTTAATCTTCTATATCTTGACGAGTTTGCATTTGTTGAAAATGCAGCTGAGTTCTATACATCAACCTATCCAGTTATTTCATCTGGTACAGAAACTAAAGTAATAATTACGAGTACAGCTAATGGGATCGGTAATCAATTTCATAAAATCTGGGAAGGTGCAGTCCAAGAAGTCAACGAGTTCAAGTCCTTTAGAGTTGACTGGTGGGACGTCCCTGGTCGTGATGATAAATGGAAACAACAAACTATATCTAACACGAGTCAATTGCAATTCGACCAAGAGTTTGGTAATACATTCTTTGGGACGGGAGATACGCTTATAAATGCTGAGACTCTAATGAGTTTCAGAGCTATGCCCCATAAAAAACTTTTAGAAGGAAATAGTGTCTGGATTTATAGTGACCCAGAACCCGGCCATCAATATGTAATGGCAGTAGATGTTTCGAAAGGAAGAGGACAGGACTATTCTACTTTTAATGTAATCGATATTAGCACTAGACCCTTTAAACAGGTTGCTGTATATCGCAATAACCTTATCTCTCCATTACTCTTCCCTAATCTTATATATAAGTATGCAAAATTCTACAATGATGCTTGGGTAGTAGTAGAATCAAATGATCAAGGGACAATTGTTTGTAATGGTCTTTATTATGATTTAGAATATGAGAACCTACATGTTGAGTCAACAGTTAAGGCCAATAGACTTGGTATTGAAATGAATCGTAAGGTAAAACGTATTGGATGTTCTGCAATTAAAGACTTACTTGAATCTAAAAAATTAGAATTAGTAGATCAACATACTATATTAGAAGTATCAACGTTTGTATCTAAGGGTACATCATATGAAGCATCAGAAGGCAACCATGATGATCTAATGATGAATTTAGTAATGTTTGCTTACTTTGCAATTGGTGATTATTTTTTACAATTAACAGATGTAAACATTAAAGATATGATGTTTAAGAACCAAATGAAGGCAATTGAAGATGATGTCTTACCATTTGGATTTGTTGATGACGGTATTGAAAATGCAGAAATGGAAGATGCAAGAGATGTCTGGGCTACACAACAATTTGTGACAGACTGGGAAGATATTCACTAAATATATAAAACTATAAATATACGTAATTGAATTCCGTATTATGTAAAACTTATAATTCGATTACTGGAAAAGGAAGAAACATATGGCAATATTCGCTCCATCCGAATCACCTGCTGTAATCGTCAAGGAAGTAGATCTAACTGGTGGCGTTCCAAACGTCCAATCTACTACTGGCGCATTCATGGGTGAGTTTCGCTGGGGACCGGTAGAAAAAGCGACCCTAGTAAGCAATGAGGCGGGTCTTGCTTCTACCTTTGCAGCCCCAGGCGCGACGACAAATGTTGATTTCCTATCTGCCGCTAATTTTTTAAGATATGCTAATTCACTACAGGTTACACGGGTTGTTGACGCAACAGCTGCGAACTCAGTTAACTCAGGTGGTACAGCAACTCTAATTAAGAATAACGAGCATTGGGAAAACAACTCAAGTTACACAATGGATTCTGATAACAGAATCTTTGCAAAATATCCAGGAGCCGTAGGCAACTCACTAAGAGTTGTGGCTACAGGTTCAACTGGTTGGGCCAACTGGCCCTATAAGGCTAATTTTGATGGTGCACCTACAGGCACAGAACGTCATGTTCTTGTGCTTGATGAAGATGGTGTAATCACAGGTACCGCAGGTACTGTACTAGAAAGATTTGCATTTGTAGAAGATGATTCTGCAGCAACAAATACAGATGGCTCATCAAACTATGTTAAGGACGTTGTCAACAGAGGATCCAATTGGGTTCGTGTTGCGGGTGGCCTTGATTCAGGGGATTGGTCATTGGCATCAGGAGCAGATGGATCACCTGCAGGTGCTTCTGATTTCGTATCAGCAGCTTCTGTATTTGAAGACAAGGACACAATCACAGTTGATTTCTTAATCGCACCAGGTTCAGGTACTACAGCAACAAATGCTACTATTACTGATGAACTAGTTCGTATTGCAGAAACACGCAAGGATTGTGTAGTTGTGGCATCACCAGCATCTGAAAACGTTATTAATAACGCAGATCCCGTAACTGCAACAACAGCAGAAACAAATGCAATGGATTGGTCAAGCTACCTAATCGTTGATAACAACTGGTTAAAAGTATATGATAAGTATAACGATACTTATGTCTACATTCCAGCTGCATCATCTACTGCAGGTATTATGGCAGCATCAGATAATGAGAATGCCCCATGGTTCTCACCTGCAGGTGTTCGCAGAGGACAATATTTTGGTGTCACCAACCTAGCATATACCCCATCTAAAGCACAAAGAGATACTTTGTATAAAGCTGGAGTAAACCCAATTGCTAATCTACCTGGTCAAGGTATTTTACTATATGGTGATAAAACACACCTAAATAGACCTTCAGCGTTTGATAGAATCAATGTGCGTAGACTATTTGTGGTAATTGAAAGAGCGATCGGTTTGGCTGCTCGTAATACACTCTTCGAACTTAACGATGAGTTTACAAGAGCCGAATTTGTTAACATCGTAGAACCATTCCTAAGAGAGATCAAGGGGCGTAGAGGTATAACAGACTTTAGAGTCGTGTGCGATGAAACAAATAATACACCCGATATTATCGACAGAAATGAATTTATTGCAAATATCTTCATTAAACCTGCTCGTTCTATCAACTACATCACCCTTAATTTTGTTGCAGTAAGAACCGGCGTTGACTTCGAAGAAGTCGCTGGTCTTTCGGTATAAGGAGGGTATAACAGATGGCAGTTTTAGGCGTAGATGATTTTAAAGCCAAAATGCGTGGTGGTGGCGCTAGACCAAATCTATTTAAAGCCACTATTAATTTTCCTGGCTATGCAGGCGGAGATGTTGAATTAACATCATTCCTATGTGAAGCAGCAGCATTGCCTGCTTCTACAACAGGTACAATTATTGTTCCTTTCCGTGGTCGTCAAGTAAAGTTCAATGGTGATCGTGTGTTCGATGTATGGACACCTACTATCATTAACGATACAGACTTTAATGTTCGTAACGCAATGGAGCGTTGGATGAATGGTATGAATGCTCACTCAGCAAATACTGGTCTAACAAATCCTGTTGATTACGAAGCGGATCTTGTAGTTGAACAACTTGGCAAAGATGGTAACACACTAAAGACATATAACTTTAGAGGTTGTTTTCCAACAGCGATTTCTCAAATTGATCTAGCGTATGGTCTAGAGAATGACATTGAGAGATTCCAGGTTGAGTTCCAAGT